TCAGGCGCTGCTAGACGGCGGTTTTATCGTTGAGGAATCCACCGACAAACCCAAAAAATCACCTACTATCAAGAAAGAACCTAAGGAGTAACCAACATGGCAACAACAACCTACCTATCGAATTTGTCGGCATTGACCGTGAACAGCGTTTCGCTTGTTGACCAATGCACAGGAATCGTGTTCACCCAATTGCGCGAAGCATTGGACAAAACCACGCTGGCAGACACGGGCCGCACCTACACAGGCGGCCTTTACAACAACGAATGCACGATGACCCTTTTCCAGTCATACGCCGCAAGCGAGACTTACCAAACTTTGGCATCAGTCGTTGGCAGTGAAACAACGGTCGTTGCAACAGTTGTTGAAGGTGCAGTAACCAAAGTGTTCACGTTGACTGGTTGCTATCTCGAATCAATGCCAGTAATTAACGGCGCATTGGGCGAACTAAGCACCGTAGATTTGACATTCACAGGTGGCGCGCTAAGCGTTAGTTGATAACGGCCTAACGGCCCGACACGAAAGGCAATAATGAAAATCAAATTGAAAGTCACCCCGACCCCTGGCGGACAGGTTCACGAAGTATCAACAAATTTGTTATGCATCGCGGAATGGGAAAAACAAGAAAACCGCAAAGTTTCTGACGGCCGAGGAATTGGCGTTGGCGACATGGTTTTTTGGGCGCACTTCATGTTGAAGTTAAGCGGCCAAAAGATCGAGCCAACAGCCAAACAATGGTTGGACAATCACCCTGACATGGAACTAGAAGCGGTGGACCAAACAAACCCAAACCCTACGGTCGCGGAACTTACCGAAGGCAACTAGCCGAACTGTTAGTTGCAACGGGGTATTTTCCGCCCAACATAGAATTTGACACACGCGACCTGTTGACCGTCATTAGTGTTATGAATGACCAGTCAAAGGAAAAACGCCGATGAGCAACACAAAACCAGTAAAAGTGATTGGGGTTCAACACGCGTTAAAACAGTTGCACAAAATCAACCCTGAACTGCGACGTGGATTCACGAAACGTTACAAAGACATCACCAAACCTGTTGTCACACAAGCAAAAGCCGCTTTCCCGTCTGAACCGCCCCTGTCGCGCATGGGAAAACCACATGTGCGTTTAGGTGGCTGGGATGGCGGTTTGGTGCGTAAAGGCGTAATCGCCAAAATCAACACACGCAAGGGTCGAAGCCAGGAAGTGGCCGTGTTCGTTATTCAACAGCGCACAGGCTGGGGTTCAATCTTTGACATTGCAGGCCGATCAAACGCCGATTCACAATTTGTGCAAAACCTAATGGACAAAGGGTATGGTCGCGCATCGCGCGCAATGTGGCCAGCGTACGAATCAAATGCGCCAGCCGTACAAGCCGCAGTGATTGAATTGGTGGCTGATGTGCGCGACACCGTAAACAGAAACTTGGCAGAAAATGGCAATTAAAATTCCGATCATTTCCGAATTCAATGCGGCTGGCATTGATAAGGCTGTCAAAGAATTCCAAACATTAACCAATAAGGCAGACAAAACAGCGTTTGCGTTAAAGAAAATGGCATTGCCGGCAACAGTCGCGTTTGGTGCAATTGTCGCAGGTGGTTACAAGGCCGCGCAATCAGCCAGCGACCTAAACGAAACCATTAACAAAACAAATGTCATTTTCGGGCAGGCTTCAAAGTCTGTTCAATCTTTTGCCAGTAGCGCAGCCAAAAACTTGGGCATGGCAAATCAGGAAGCGCTTGACTTCGCGGCCACTTTTGGTGGCTTGGGAAAGATGGCAGGCAAAACAGGTGAGGATTTAGGCAAATTCTCAACTGACCTAGTGGCCCTGACGGCTGACATGGCATCGTTTAACAACGCGAACCCTGCCGAAGTTGCCCTAGCGTTGGGCGCTGCCCTACGTGGCGAAAGCGAACCGATTCGAAGGTTTAACGTTTTAATCAATGATGCGGCCGTCAAAGCCGAAGCAATGGCAATGGGCCTTTATAGCGGCACAGGCAACCTTGACCAACAAGCAAAAGTACTAGCCACACACCGCCTGATTTTAAAGCAAACAACCGATCAGCAAGGCGACTTCAACAACACGATCGGTTCAGCCGCCAACCAACAAAAGATTTTGACGGCAACCATCAAGGATGCAACAACAAAAATTGGTCAAGCATTCTTGCCAGTACTGGAAGCCGTTCTACCTTTCCTAGTTAAGTTTGGTGAATTTGCTTCCGATAACGCTGGCCTAATCGCCGCAATGGCCGTTGCACTTGGCACATTGGCTGGCGCAATCGTCACCGCCAACGTTGCTATGGCAGCATGGAAAGCAATCAGCGTTATTACCGCAGGCGTGAACTATGCATTGGCGGCATCATTTACCGCCGTTCAAATTGCAACAGGAATAGGAATTTTGGCAGTTGCAGCAGGAACAGCCGCGTTTATTGCCTACAAAAAGTCAATGCAAGGCGCAGTTGCAGAAACAAACAACCTGGCAAACGCAAGCGCAAACCTTAGTGGCGCGTTTATTGGGCCGCAATTGTCACCTGAAGAACTGGCAAGGCGTACAAAAGAATTTAACGGTTTGGGCCGCGGCGTTGGTGGCGCTACAAAAGAAGTCGAATCATTTGCAAAAGCATTCAAAGACAAACTAGGTGAAGCGCTAACTGAAGCAAAAGATGCTTTGAAAACCGCGAAAGATGCGTTTGATGGTTTTGCAACATCGGTTGCCGATGGCCTAAAAAATGCGTTTAGTTTCGGAGATGCACAAAAAGCAGGCGAAGAAACAGGCGGCGGATTCCTACAAGGTTTGCGCGATCAAGTCGCAGGAATTATTGGTTACACCAAAAAGGTTGACGACCTACTGACGATGGGTTTAAGCCAGGATGCGCTGGCGCAGGTTTTGGCGGCTGGACAGGATGCAGGAACAGCAATCGCGGATCAACTTATTGCAGGCGGTTCGGCAGCGATCACAGAAACAAACGCCCTAGTCGAATCCACCAATGCGGCCGCCAACAAGGTTGGAATGAACGCGGCCAGTAGGTGGTATCAGGCAGGCATTGACAGCGCCACAGCCGTTGTGAACGGCATTCAGGCTGAACTAGACAAACTGACACCAAAACTGATGAAAAAAATGGATGCAATCGCCGCCAAATTGAAGCGCACCGTCAGCATTGATGTTGTGATCACCGAGCGCGTAAACCGTATTGTGGCAAACCTTGGCGGTATCCCAGCAATGGCAGAAGGCGGAATCGTCACCAAACCCACGCTGGCACTGATCGGTGAAGCAGGCCCTGAAGCCGTCGTTCCATTATCCAAAATGGGCAGTGGCGGCGGTGATGTAAATATCAACGTGAACGGTGGATTGGCAACTAGCGCCGAAATCGGGCAAAGCGTATTGAACGCGCTGCGTGCTTATTCGCGGAGTGCAGGGCCGCTTGCCCTGAACATTGCCTGATGGCTGGAATAGCGGTTGTTAATTCGGGCAATTATGACCTGAAAATTGACACAGGTTTCACGATTGATGCATTTGTGCTTGATGATGCGTTGAAAGGTGTTTTAGATAACACCGAATATGTGCTTGATGGAACAACACAATTTGCATCAGTACTGGATTCGACCCAATCAATTAGCGTGAAACGCGGCCGCCGCGATGTTGGCGATTCGTTTAGCGCTGGCACAATGTCATTTACAATCCTTGACGTGGCAGGGATTTTTAATCCGTTTGATCAGAATTCGCCCTACTTTGACACAAACCAAAGCGTGCCAGGGCTTGCCCCAATGCGCGAAGTTGAATTCATCCGCTACGACGACCTAGACCTGCCCGAATACTTGTTTAAAGGATATGTCGTCAACTATGACTACAACTTCGCGCTAGGCGGATTAGACACCGTGACCGTGTATTGCGCTGACCAGTTCTATTTGCTGTCACAAACTTATTTGGATGAACTAAACGTTAATGCCGAAACATCAGGCGAACGCATTGAAACGGTGCTTGATTTGCCTGAAGTGGATTTTCCAGTGGCCAGCCGTGATATTGATTTAGGCACAGTTGACCTAGGCCACGACAGCCACTACACGGTGCAGGCTGGAACAAACGCCCTGACTTACCTTTCACAGATCAACGACACCGCAGAATTTGGCCGTCTTTTCATGGCACGAAATGGCTACATCACGTTTCAGCCGCGTGTCGGTGCAACCCTTTCGGGATCGGTTGCAGACTTTAAAGACGATGGAACTGGAATCCCGTATTTTGGTTTGGGCATTTCATTTGAAGCCGATGCCGTTGTGAACCGCGCGGTGGTCACAGGCCTAGACGGCAAAACAGCCACAGCCGAAAATTTGGCATCAATCGCCACCTATTTCATTCAAACAAACAGCATCACAAACAGCCTGTTACACGAACAAGGCGAAATTGACACAGCCGCCGCCTACCTGTTGAACCCGAACCCCGAAGCCAGGTTCACATCCGTTGAAACCGCTTTCCTGTCGCTAACTGATTCCCAGCGCGACACGGTAGCCATCATTGACATTGGCAACACCGTGACCATTGAAAAAACCTTTCCGACAGGGCCAACCACAACAACCCAATTAGGGCAGGAATTAAGCGTTGAAGGCGTTGAACACTATTTGGATTTTGTGTCAGGGCATCGAATGTTGATCAGTACTGCCCCAACAACTATCGTTTTTGAACTAATTCTTGACGACCCGATCTATGGCACACTTGACGAAGAAAATGTCTTAGGATAACCACATGCCAATTCCACAATTTACAGCAGGGCAGGTTTTAACCGCCGCGGAATTAAACGCGATGGTGGATGCAATTAACGCAGGAGGCGCGGTGAAAGTAGAACGATTTACGACTAGTGGTACTTGGACTGTGCCAGCAGGTGTTACTTATGCGGTCGCGTATATTCGTGGTGGCGGTGGTGGCATGGGAATATCTACGGGTGGTGCTGGCGGTACTTCATCGGTAGCGTTTGCGAGCGGAACGGTTTCGGCAACAGGTGGAAACCTAGTCAATCATGCGCTTGTGTCTGGTATAAATGGCGCGGCTGGTGTAGCGAATAGCGGTGAAGGTGCGCGAGGCGGCGGGTTGTGGGGTGGCGCTTCACAAACATCGTTTGGTGCTGGTATTGGTGGCAATGGCGCACTTATTACGGCAGGCGCAGAGGTAACACCTGCAGCATCAATCACGGTAACGATTGGCGCTGGCGGTGCGGGATTGCTGACTGGCGGTTCAGGTTATGTTTACATTGAATATCAAGGGGGCTGAAAATGGCTGAATACGCACAAGTAGAAAACAATGTTGTTGTCAATGTTGTTGAGGCTGATGCCGCATGGATAGCACAACAGCCAGGCGAATGGATTGAATACACCGATGCCAACCCTTGCGCTATCGGCTGGGCTGTGGAAGATGGTGCATGTGTATTACCGCCACCACCGCCCGAACCAACCGAATAATGCGATGGCTGCTGAAATTGTAGTTTCTTTGGTCGGTGGGGGTTTCGCTGTGGTGGTGGCGCTTATCAGCAAAATCGGACATGACAATAAAAAAGACCACGGCATAGTACACAAATCCTTAGGCCGAATAGAAGAAAAGATTGACCACCATGTTGAAAATCACCGATAAAGACAAGGCAATGCTGGCCAGTTACGCACGTTCACTTGTTGGCGCGCTTGTGGCGGTTTATTCGACAGGCGCGACAAACCCAACCGACTATGCAAAAGGCGCTGTCGCTGCGCTAATCCCACCGATCATGCGTTGGGTAAACAAGAAAGACGAAGCCTTTGGCCGTACCCCACAAGCGTAAGGTAATCAAACCTTGTAGTTTGTTGCACGTCACCCCAGGCGAATTGCCATTAAATTTGTTAGTGGATGTTAAACCGTACGGCAAACTTCATTTCTTGGCTGCTGATGCGTGGATGGCGTTTCGTGCGCGCGCATTTGCTGAAGGCATCAAAACATTTAAGCCCACAAGCCGCCATGACACCTACCGCGCCCTGGCAATTCAAACCATTGCGTGGAATGATCGAATGCAACTAACCCCAATAGAGGGTGTGAAACCGCGCGTGTATCAAGGCAAAAATTGGTATCTGAAAAAAGGCAAAGCGCCTATCGCACAACCTGGCCGATCAAATCACAACCTAGGTTTGTCGGTTGACGTAAGCGAAGCATCAGGCGAACGATTTGAATTCATGGCTGAATTTGCTGGCCGTTATGGTTTCACATGGGAACTGAATTCCGAGCCTTGGCACATTAACTATTACGTGGGCGACCGTGTTCCAGCCCTTGTGCGGCAATGGAAAGAAGCGAAATCCTTGCAATAGGCCTGTGGGTTGTTTAGGGTCGGATGCACCGACGAAAGGCCACGAATCATGGATCACAAGACCTACCACTACGAAGTGTTTTTAACTTCGCTTGATGACGGGCAACAGTGCATGGTTCAAATTTTCCGTGACCCCGAAAGCGGCCGCGTGTTGCATTCGCAACTTGCGTTTAAGAACGCCCTAGGCAGTTGGGGTGTTCCTTACCAATTGG